AAGAACTTCAAAAAGAACATGAGAAACTAATGGATAGTTACATTGAATTAAAAGGTAAATCTCTTGGAAATTCAAGTCCAGTTGATTCAGACATTGAAAAAGAACTTGCTGAACTAAAACTTGGTGGTCGTAAGAAAAAGACTCGTTCACGTAAATCCCGCGGACGAAAGACGCTTAAGCAGAGAAAGTGAGAACAACTAATGTCTTCTAAAGTAAAAATTCCAAGAGCTCTTCGTGAACAAGTGTGGTTAGTTCATGTGGGACCTAAGTTCCAAACTAAGTGCAAGGTTTCGTGGTGTACGAATTCCATGAACGCGTTTGATTTTCAATGTGGTCACAATATACCTGAGAGCAAAGGTGGAAAAACAGATGTCAAAAATCTGATTCCAATTTGTGCTCGATGCAACTCAAGTATGGGAAGTCAGTTCACAATTGACGAATGGAACAATCGCTTTTCACCTCCTCCAAGTCGTTTATGGAGATGGATCCGATCATATGTCAATTGTCAACGTCTTTGGAGGTAAAGGTGCTGGACGAGTTCCTTCAGCACGATGACGAAGAACATCATCCCAAAATTCTTTTAATTGTGGAAAGTGATCTTGTAACCACTTTGTATCTTTAGGAACTAGGTTCTTCTTGACATTCACAAGAACCCAATAAATATACTGATGACCATCTGTCAAAGACGCTTGCCATTCACATAGATCAACTGTATCCGGTTTATAATCTACCTTCCCCTGTTCATCCACTGCAAAGACTCCTTTCGTTTCAGTGATCGCATCCCATTCAGTGAAATTGACTTGTTTGAATCGAAACTCTACATATTCACATTCATCAATCCCCGTACATTCCATTTGCATCTGCATTTGATGTATGTAATAAGATGGGATTTCATCTTTAAGAACACGTGACATCGGACACTTGAACTCAACTAATCGACCATATCGAAATGGATCATCTTCATTTTTTGGAATAATAATTCCGTCTGGTGACGCTCCTAGAAAATCATGAACTGGATGCGTGCAACAACCTACATCAATAATTTCACAATTAGTCGTTTCTTCATACAGTTTCTTTGCAACAGGTTCAAATCGTGTTCCCCAAATCAAGGCAGCAATTGGATTCTGACCTTCAGTTCGTATTGGTGGATCTAGTTTCTTCTCAAGTAATTCAAGACGCGATGCAGGTGTTTGCCAAACTTTTGAAACCTCTGAAGCAGTAATCATCTTTCCACGAGTTGTCAACCAAGCGTCTGTACGTTGATCATTCTTACCGTAGAGACGAACGGTTCGTTCACACGCTCGATCTCTCATCCACAGACGACCTAGATCCCTAGACATTAGAGCGTCCATCGTTTTCATTACTTCCCTCTTCAATAGACGGCGTGAAAGATCCGGAGCTAGAGATTGACACAGGTGTATGAACCGGCGTAGTCGTGCGTTGAGTCTCGTATATGGACGGTCTTCTTGCAAGAAGGACATCAGTGCCTCCTCCATTAAGGTTCTCTATCTTACCTTCCGAAAGTTCGTTTTGTCTGAACATTTCATTATACGCTTGTTTTCTTTGTGAAAGATAGGATTCAAAATCACCTGCTCCAATCACACCTAGTTCAGACGACCGACTAAACATCTCATCATACATCTTCTTGAATTCAGCGTCAATCTCATCTTGACGATCTAGTGGGAATCCTGCGTCTTCAAGAGTCCATTCTACCTCTCCCTCTTTGAAGACTGGATCAGGCATCTGAGGTTGATCACGAAGCATTTCTAAAAACGTCTTGTATTCCTTATCACCTTCAATCATCATAAAAAGACCTGGTGTAGTTGCTTCCATAATTCCACCTTCTTCACGAACACGACGTACAACTTCGCCAACACAGACTGCTGATGAAATTCCAATATCAGGTTGTTCAGTAGATATTTCTGCCATTTGTCTTTATTCTACCGACCCACTTTAAGCGAGAATACCGCAGTAGATACAAAAATGGAGGTCATACAAAATAGAGATCATTGGGTTCTTCATCGTCTTGAAGGATTCTATTCAAACGAAGAAAACTTCAAAAAGATTCAAACAATTCTTTCAGGCAATTCTAAGATTAGTTTGCGACTTTTGGATTGGTTAGTGACCAATTATGCAAAGAAACATAACGTATCCTATCTGACCTCAGACAAACGTCACGTGATTGTATATCTTTCTTATAAGTCTCACTTGAAGGCGTATAGTAAAAAAATGTTTGATCCATTCTGCCGTTGGAAACGAATTCAGTTTATGGGATTAGACACAACAGTTGGACAACTCAATTTCTTTGAATGGGTGATTCAAGATGAAGTTCTAAAGTACCTTGAAGATCATTATGATGAAGTTCATCAAGATATGGAAGCATGTTCAACAAGCATTCAACCAAAAACGGATGAAAATGGCGCTCGAAGAAAAAGACATGAATTAAGTAGATCAGCAACTAAAGCAGTGCGTCATCATGACGTCAATGTTGTTGTATCCTTTAAGTAATGCAATCCATTCTGGATCCAGCAATTATTTATGAAGTCTCTCAAGATGTATGTGAACACGACGTTGATGTAGTGTCTGATTTGTGGACAATGGATGATCGTAATGTCTATCGGGGTTCCCGCGATACACAGTATTCTCATGCAAATGTATATTGGTTATATGATGAAGATCTAACTAGAGTAGGACTTATTGAACATTCTCTAAAAGACCACGCTGATTTTCGTATTTTGTGGTTTCACGAAACTCCATTTGCTACATTTCTTCAAGAAGACAACTGGACACAAGATCAAACAATTTGGACAGTCTTATCGCCTCCTGCAGTAGAACGATGTCTTGCAGAAGACTGGACTACTCCTGAAAAATTATTGGAAGCATGTTTACATGGTGATACACGAATTGTTACACTTGAAATGATTTTGAATCCACCCACTCTACACGGTTGTTCAGGATGTAATCGCAAATCCTTGAAAAAATTAGACTGTGAAAACATGACTGCTGAACTGACCTTTCCAGTCAAGGAAAAAATAGTGTTTATTGACGATGATTTATTCGTCTGTGTTCCACCTATTGGATCACGTATTTGGGAACTGTTAGGATTTGAACCTAAATCGCAGCACCCACTGGTCGACGGCGGGCAGTCTTCACTGGAGCAGGAGTCTGAGGAACCGGTGCTGGTGCAGGCGCCTGAACCGGAGTTGATTGCTTTGGAATCTCCTCTTCATGAGTCTCCTCTTCCTCTTCAACCTGAACTGTCTCTTCCGTTGGAACCTGAACTGTCTCCTCAGATTCCTCCTCTGCCTCAAAGACTTGAGACGCTGTCACACGCTGGCGAGCAGAAACTTGAGCGTACGAGATTCGCCACGTCACTCCAAATCCCTGTCCAGAAACGTAGATACTCGGGCTAACGATGAATCTTGCTTCCATTCGCTTTGGAAACACTGTCTCTAGATTTTCAGTTGTCAATGGAATAGGACGATTTGCCATGTCCACTGCATCCATGTTGACCTTACCATCGTAGACTGGAACCTTCATTCTGAAACTAGGAGGGTACTTACCGTTGGCAACCCATTCAGAACCTTGTTTCTCTACACTTGGACTGACAAGTGCTTTCATGCTGTCACGTAGGACATCCTCCTTGCGAGCACGACCAAACCATGATGAACTCTTCTCAACTGATGTTTGGATCACTTTGTCCTCAAGATCTTTGAGGAAGTTGTAGAGTTGTCCTACTTCACCTGCTTCTGCGGGTGCACGCTCCTTTGCGTAGGAGTCGCATCCACGAAGACTTGCGAGCATCGTGTAGTTGATCCCATTCTCTGTTTCCTTGATGGAAACGCCCATTGGATATTCAATCTTGGGAATACGCATTTGGAAGTTCTGACCATTGTACTTGATTGGGACGCTCTTACTACCGTTTGTCTTGTTGATTCGGATATCACCGAAAGAAACCTTGTTAATATCGAGATTAGAAGCGTTGATTATTGCATTGACCGACATTTGTGCTGTATTGTATACTCTCCATA